GGGAGGATGGTCCTTGGGATAACCGGGAGGTTATTCCTTGTGACTGTCCTTCCATTGCGGGCTAGCCAAAAGCTAACCCTGCAACCGTAGCGAGTCAGGCAACTCTGGCGCGACAAGACGACCTGTCTTGGCGTTTCTCCAGTCTTGCTTGAGCGAAGGGTGGGAATCCCACCCGGCCGTGGCTTGGAAAACCACGACCTTGTGCATACCTGACTAATCGTCGTCAGTGCAGCTCCCTAGGTCGTGAGACCTTATAGGAGAGACTGTGGTTGCACCGATTACTGGACCTTTCTCGCGAGTTATCGCGGGTTACGGGACTGAGACCAACACGGGTTTTCGCCCTCAGTGGCTGCGTAAGCAGATCACCTGGCGGAGACAGAGGAGGCCTTACAACCTTCCTCTTTCATACGTGATGGAGCTTAGACATATCTGGGACTATCAGGCGGCTGACAATACGAACTACAAAACGTATGTCGACTCGCCTGGTGGCGGAGATAGTCAAGCGAATAGCTGGGCTTACGCGAAGGCTTACGAGCGCTTCAAGCAAGCTGTCAAGGGTGACACGTCAGAGATGGCGGTCAACCTTGCCGAACGTAAACAGGCCATCGAGATGATAGCCAAGAGGGGCGCCCAGCTCCTCAAGTTTACGCAAGCAGTTAGACGATTCCGGTGGGCGGATGCCGAGGATGCCCTCGGTGTCCCTAGGGACGACCCCAACGTTAGGCGAAAGCTAAAACGTCGTGCTAAGTCTTTTGGTAAAAACTGGCTCGAATATCACTTCGGCTGGTCACCACTCATCGGTGATATTGGTAACAGCCTGGATTTACTCTGTCGAGGACTTCCAGCCTATCGCGTGCGTGCCTCGGCCTCCGCAAGGAGGACCTGGGAAAGCCGCGACGGGACCGGAACCTCTACAGTCGCTCGTAAACACGATGTGACTGCTAAGTACATCCTAGGTGCAGATGTTCAGGTGTCGAACCCAAACATCTTGTTACTCAATCAAATGGGCTTTGTAAACCCATTGACCGTAGCGTGGGAGCTTGTTCCTTTCAGCTTTGTTGTTGACTGGTTCGTCAACGTAAGTGACGTCTTGGGTTCCTTCACGGAATTCTGGGGTTTGTCACTGCAGAGACCGTTTTACACGATCAACTCCAGCTACCTACGGTATAACGATTACATCTTGCACCCCCGCCGGGAACGGTGGTGGAGCCAGAATGTATACGTTGAGCGTTACCCCGCGACCCCTCCAGGTCCGGCTCTGAAGCTCAGGGCGCCTTGGCGCCTTTCGACGACCCGCGCTTTGACAAGCGTGAGTCTACTCGTTCAACATCTGCGTTAGCAGATATTTATGGAGCAATAATGCCTCAGATTGCAAACCTGACTGTGAAGAAAAACGACGGTACCACGGATGTCACGTACACCGCGGTAGTTCCCAGCGGGGGCGATAAGTCCCCCGCACTGTGGCGAAACTCTGCGGTTGGCACCGCAGCGGCTCACCAGCCCACTCTTGTGGTCTCCTCTCGTAACAACGGGACGGGTACTGCTCGGCGGGTTGAGGGCCAAGTCGTCTACCCGACGACTGTCACTGGGTCCGATGGCAAAGTAACCGTCGCCGACCGCGCGATCATCTCGATCAGTGGTGTTATTCCGCAAGGAATGCCCACGGCCGATGTGAACGAAGCTGTCAGCCAGGCGATGAACCTGTTCGCGACCACCCTGGTCAAGGACACGTTCAAATCCGGTTACGCTCCTACGTAATCACAGCGTAGGAGATTGCCATGCCATACTCACTTCCACGTGACGTGGAGCGAGTCATCCAAGCGTTCTGCGAGGATGTCGCCTCACCTATATCCCTCGGCGTTTCATTGCGCCTGAAATATGGGTGTTGGGATGATCTTGCGTCAATGCAAGTCTCCCCGAAGCACTACAGCTCTGCCGACGCATACTGGGCTGACGCCCAGTGTGTAGCATTTCTTCGGAAATGCGAAGATCTTCCCACAAGCTTCGACCGCAAGGCCGTTGCCCTTGAGAATTTCTGGAAAGCTGAGCGGGAGTGCTTCCGCACCAACCAACGTCTACTACCTCTTATCTACGGTAAGGCTTATGCCCCCGAGGAAGAGGGGATCTACAGGTTTCTCCTGCGGGTCCGAAAAATAGTAGCCGATATCCTGGGGCCCTGTCCGGATGTAATGGACGGGCGCTTCGGACCCGGTGCGACGTTTGGCGATAGGGGTCAGTATACAACCGTCCCCGATAAGATGTCTTCCTGTCCCACTCTGACCCGAGATGCTGTCTGGTACCTGTTCCCTTGGTTGGGGACAGCATGGGCTAACGCCTGTACCAGCGCCTCGAGAGATCCGGAATTTGTCCAAGGAAATCGTTTCACGACGGTTCCGAAAGACTGTACCAAGGACCGCGGCATTGCCGTAGAACCTAGTATAAATGTCTTCTTTCAGCTGGCCTTCGGGTCGGTTTTGAAGAAGCGTTTGTTCCGTGCAGGTCTTGACCTGCTCCGAGCGAAAGAAATTCACATGCAGGTCGCACGTGAAGCCTCCATCAGAGGCCATCTTTCGACGCTTGATCTCACCAACGCCAGCGATACCGTCTGTAAGAACCTGGTTCAGTTCTTACTCCCATCTAGGTGGCACGACGCCTTATCAGCGTTGCGTAGCCCCAAAACCCATGTCGAAGGACACTGGGTCTGGCTGGAGAAATTCAGCTCGATGGGTAACGGTTACACTTTTGAGTTAGAGACTTTGGTCTTCCTTGCCATATCCATGGCTTGCATGGAGGCCGTCGGCATTGATCCCATCCCGGGACACAATGTCTACGTCTTCGGGGACGATATCATCG